TATGCTGATCTCTAGCCACTCCTACTAAAGTGGTAGATCCTAATTGCTCCCAACCACCAATTTTTTCAGGTAAACCATATCTAAAACGAACGTTCTCTCCGTCCACCCATCTACCCTCTGCACCGGTTTCTGTGAGTTGTTTGTCAAATCCTGGTATTAGTTGTACTTTAGTTAAGGCCATAAATATATTATATCTTAAAAAATTAGATTTTGTAACCCTTGAACCAAGCAGGAAGACCAATTAAAGGCCTTTTATCTAAAGCATTTTCTTTTGCCATTTTAGATCCGGCTTTGTTGTAATGTAAAAATACTTGTCCGCAATTTTCGCCTTGAAATTCTTCTCGCCAATGTTCTAAATCACAACCAGAATATATTAACATATCACCTGGTTCGAGATCTACTTTAATACCCGCTTGACCTTTTTTACCTGTAGGATCTAAATATATTGGCCAGTCATCACCACCTAAATTTAACGTAGTGGATATCTCACATGAGTATCTGTCTTTGTGTCTATGTAACACATCACCTTTTTTATATATTCTTGCATAAGAATATGTTTCCGATAGTTTTAATCCAGTATGTTTTTCCATAACAGGTTTAACTTCTTGTAATAAAGTTTCCATAACAACATCACCATAATGTGAATATGTATTCGGCACTTGCTGATCAGACCATATTCCCCAATAATCTGTAAAAGGTGAAATATATCTTTGATCAAACAAAAACCTCGCAACGTTTCTTTTGTTAGAAAAATATTTATAAACAAAATCTGCTAACTCTTTGGAGATAGCATTTTTTAAAACTGTGTATTTATTTTTTTTGAACGACATTTAACACTCCTTTTGGTATTGCTTG